AGGATCAATTTATAATCTTGGATTGAAGTAAGATCTCCAGCACCGACAAGACCTTCCAGTAGGGTAACACCCGCAACATTTGTGACAACTAAAGCCATAGGAACCTCTTAAAATTTCTACCATTATTTAGTGTGGTGGAGCCAAATCGCCTACGGCGATTTGGCTCTCTCTTACTTAGATAGTTATATGAACAACGACGAAATAAAACGGTTGGCAGAGGAACACAACATCAAATACCCAACGCTGAAATGGCGATTGGAGAACGATTGGCCGTTGGAGAAGGCTCTGACGGCCCCTGTCAGGGAACTAACGCCCAAGAAGGAGAAGGCTCCCACGGAGAGATCTATCCGTAGGAAGGTCAGGGATAAAATGTTCGACCTGTTTCTCAAGCACGGGTTCAAGAAGTTGGAAGAAGAGTTGAAGGAGGCATGTGACGATTCGGCTTTGAAATTTTTTAAGACCTACCTCATGCCCTTTGTCCCCAAAGACAATGCAATTCAGGCCCCCGTGCAGCAAACACCAGCACAAATCTATATCGATATGAGGCCAAATGAGGAAATGGGGCGAGAGCTATAGCGAAGACGGGCTCACACGAAAATACTACAAGCCACACCCTAAGCAAGCGGAGATTCTACAGTCTGACGCTCGCTACCGAATCTTTCTCGGCGGCAAGGGGGCTGGCAAGACAGCATGTAGTGCCCTCTGTCTAGCAAAAGCTATCTCGGAACGTCCTAAAGGGACGTTCCTCATGTCCGCCCCGACTTACAAGACGCTGCAACAGGCTTCTCTTAAAAACTGGTTGGACTTTGTGCAAGGCACCAGCCTCCAAGGAATCTACAAGGCACAAAAACAAGAGTACCATTTGCCCACTGGAGGCGTGATCTATCTAAGATCGCTGGAGAAACCTACGTCGGTCGAGGGAATCCATGTCGATTTTGCCCTCCTGGACGAAGGCTTCAACGTCCCGCTGCGGACTTTCGAAATCGTTCGATCTAGATTAACCAAGCCACACAGCCAACTTTTGGTGACTTCTACGCTCTACAGCAACTTCCCTTGGGTGAAAGACGTTCTTGCAAAGGCCGAGACAGACGAAGACTACTTCTTGGTCAGGTGTCCCAGCATTGAAAATCCCGGTTTCGATAAGCAAGAGTTTGAGCGTCAGCGAAAACTCTTGCCTGAGTACCGATTCAACATAGACTACCTCGGTGTCTGGGCCGAACCAGAGGGGCTAGTCCTGGAGAATTTCACCAGTTGCATTGTTGAAGGTATCGACAAGCTACCGCAGGGAAGTTTATGGGGTGGCATTGACTGGAGCCACGGCGGTAATGACTTCACTTCTATCGTGATCGGCACGTTGGACGCGGACGACGTGTTGTGGGTCTTCTTTGAATTTTACAAGAAGCATCAAGACATTGGGCTTGTTGGCAAGACGCTCAAGGAATTTCAGAGCAATCTATATGAGAGAACAGGGCGAATGCCCGTCTACTTCGCTGACCACAACCCAGGACTGATCCAAGCGATCAAGAATGCTCCGGTGGACGACGAAGACGAGACTCATAGCCTTTCAATTCGGAAAGCTCCCAAGTTTGCGGGTTCTGTTGAGCATGGTTTGAACCTACTCAACGCAAGAATTAGGACAGGAAGACTCAAAGTAGTGAAAGGCCCAGTGAAGGCTCTGATAACAGAAGCTAGTGGTTATCACTATGGAGAGAAAGGCAAGCCAATCGGTGCTGACCATGCTATAGACGCACTCCGCTACATGGTGAGTGGACTGTTCGGCATAAATAAATCGTAAGGAGCTAAATACAAGTATGCAGAATGACGGTGATTTCTCAGTATTAGATCTCTTTGGTGAAAAATCCAAGGACGAAAAGGTTGAAGTAAAGGCGGAACCCAAGCCACAGGTCTTGCCCGACGAAGAGGAACTTGATCGAGAGCAGAAGAAGTGGCTGTGGAATAATTCCTTTAGACGTATCCTATAGGAGGGTAAATGTTTGATTTTTTAAGGCGGTGGTTCGGCCAAAAGGAAGGAGCTTATAAACCCACCTACAATTATGCAAGTCCTTCTCCTGGATTTGGGTACGTGGACGCTTGGGATACGGTTAGAGCCCCAGGTCAGAACGATCTGTTGAAGGAATTTGAAGGCCAGATCTACACGCTTGCGAATTTGAACGCACAAGCGGTCATGCGGGTGAAGCCCAGAGTCTATATCAAGCAGGACTCAGATTCACACGGATTCAAGACAAGGTGGAGTGGTAAGTCAGCAAGCGACTACCCGACGAACCGAATGCAAATGGGTGAGGGCGAAGAACTTGTCGAAGTAACCGACCCAAGCCACCCACTGAACAAGATTCTAAAACGGCCCAACGAATACCAAACAGGGGCCGAGTTTTTTGAAAGCACACAACTAGGGCAGGAATTACAAGGACTCAGTTATTGGTTGCCTACCTACAATGCACTTGGAACTGTTCAAGAATTGATGTTCGTCCCGTCGCAAATGGTGCGACCCTACCGCAATGACGAGCTAGGCCAGATCCAATATTACGAAATAGATTACAAACAGTACGCACCAGACCAAATCTGGCCCATCAAAATGGTCAATCCAATGGACCCGTATGGGCCAAGTGGAGTATCGCCTTTGAGGGCATGTTGGGAACACAACAATATCAGTAACCAGCTTTTGGCACTTGAGTCGGCACTGTCGCGGAATCAAGGTAGACCAGATTTTGTAGTGGCCTGGAAGGACGGCACCGCTCCAAGTCCCCTAGACATTGAAAGATTCGAATCGTCGTTCAACAGCAAATTTAGATACGGCGGTAATGGTCGGGGAGCCTTCATCGGAAGTGACGTGAGTGTTACTCCGCTGAACTTCACTCCGAAAGACATGGAGAGCTTGAAGCTCTATGAGACATTAAAAATCTTGCTTGCAAATGCGTATCAGGTTCCTACTCCACTGATCGACAATGCACAGATCAGTCGATCAAACTTAGAAACCGCCGTGAATCAACATGCAATGCAAGCTATCGTTCCGAGGCTACGACGTTTGGAAGCAACTCTGAATGATAAGTTGGTTCCGATATTTGATCCAACAGGACGAACCATAATACTATATGACGATCCATCAACTATCAGTAAGGAAATAGCAATAAAGGAACAAGAGAGTGCGACCAAAAATGCCGTGTCATTAGTGGTCGGCGGTGTCGCGACCCCTAACGAGGTGCGACACTCACTCCTTGGTCTTCCTCCGATAGAAGGTGGAGATCAACTAGTTGGTCACTTGGTCACAAATGTAGCGGGGGAGGAGACAAATGGCGAACAAACTACGGATAACGAAGTGGAAAGCGAAGGAACTGGAGCGGAAGGTGGAGAGAGTGGAGAGCAAGCGGCTGAATGAGGTCGGTAAAGACCTGTCGCAGAAGATCTCCAAGGCTGCTCCCAGCGAGACAGGAAATTTAAGGAAATCTGTCAGCTACAAGCAAGACGGATTAAAGGTAAACGTAACTATCACAGCCCCGTATTGGCAGTATGTCGAATTTGGCACACGTCGAAGCAGGGCGAAGCCATTTGCTAGACCGACCTACCAGAAGGAAAAGCAACGCATAGCCAAAAAATTAGGAAAACAAATTTTATAGAAGAGGTAAAACATGCCAATTCCAACACCTGAACAAGACGAATCTCGGGACGACTTCGTTCAACGCTGCATGGCGAATCCAAAAATGATCGAGGAATTTCCCGAAGAGTCACAGCGTCTAGCTGTCTGCTCCGCTCAATGGGAAGATCCCCAGGACGAGGAAAAGGCAGAAGATAAAACCGAAGGCAAAGCCTTCTTCAAAGGCATTCTGGCCGAATCCGAAGAAGACGCACTAGAGCTTGTGCAAATGCAGCATGACCTAGAACCACAAGGACTAGGTTTCAAGAGACTCACCACTTTCGGCATCCAAGAAACCAACGAAGAAGAGCGGTGGGACGTAGCGACGATCACCGACGAGTCCGTAGACGAAGACGCTGAGATCGTTAAGTCTAGCGGACTTGATCTAACTAGGTTCCGTAAAAATCCTGTGGTTGTTTTGAATCATGATTACCAAGAGTTGCCAGTTGCCAAAGTGCAGTGGATTAAACAACTCAAACATGAAGTCCGAGCCAAGACGCTATACCCCAAACGACCCAAAGATTTTGAGGGCGAATGGAAGACAGATACCGTCTTTGCTTTAATTAAAAATGGAATCCTGAACGCTAAGTCTATAGGCTTCATAGGGTTAGAGGCACACGAACCAACACGTAAAGAAATCTCAGAAAGGCCCGATCTTAAAGGCGTAAGGAAAATTATCGACAAGGCCCTGCTCTTGGAAGTGAGTTGCGTCACGTTGGGCTGCAAT